TTATATGGACACTCCGTTAAGTGGGTTTAATGAGACTGCATCCTGCAAAAAGTCCGGTGCAAAGTGCGCATAAACCATTGTCTGTTGTACGGTGGAATGCCCTAAAATTCGCTGTAGTGTAATAATATTACCTCCATTCATCATAAAATGCGTGGCGAATGTGTGCCGCAGTACATGGACAGCCTGTCCGGCGGGTAGGTCTGGCTTCATTGTTCGCAGTGTGTTTCGCACCGTGTCGTAATTGGGCGTAAACAGTTTTCCGGTACTACGTTTTTTCACCATTTTAACCAAGCCCTCTGACAGCGGTATTGTTCTGCGTCTACCATTCTTCGTTTTCATGAATGTCAGCATGCAGTTAATAATGTGCTCAGCTTTAAGATCTGCAACTTCACTCCAGCGGCCACCGGTGGCCAGACAAAGCAACACAGCGTTGCGGTTATCTCCCTCCAGCATATCGAGCAACTGCGTGATTTCTTCCGTGGAAAGAAACGCCATTTCTGGCTCAGCCTCTTTAAGCTTTTTCACGCCTCTGAAAGGATGCTCGCTGTGATATTCATTGGCATCAATCAGCTTGGTAAACATACCGCTGAATATAGCCTGATGACGGTTCACACTGGCTGGTTTCAAGCCTTCATTCATCATCTTGACCCGATAATCCGTTATAGCTTTCTTGGTTATCTGGTCAGCTCTGGTCACCCCGATTTCAGCAAACTTAATCATGATTGCTGAAAGCCTGCCTTTTTCTATCAGACCACGGTTATGGTGCTTACCGTGGTATAGCCACCACAATTCCAGCAAGTCAGTCAGTTTGCGGCGGTCTGCCGGTTTCTCTAACCACTCTTTATTATGGTAGTTAACCAGCACATGACGCTCATAAATCTGAGCCTCACCTTTCGTATTAAATTTACGCCGGATTCGTCTTCCCTCGGAACCCTGCGGCCTTACGTCCACTTCATATCGACCATCATCGAGCTTCTTAATTGACATAGCGAAGCCCTCCAATGGTTACAACTTTGTTCGGTACTGTCTGTTTGTGGCTGTAACAGTCGGCCACTGTACAAAAATTACATATTTGTGCGGCGTATATGGTCAGCCAGTCTTTTGGTCTGAGTGGGATGAGGTTGGATTTTCTGGCCCAAAGTGTGCGAGTGCCGGCGCAATTTGGCCGGAAGCTGGGTCGGTTTCGTCAAACATGAACCAATCGCGATACTTGCGAAAACGCGGGTGTTTGAAAATCTTGATCCCCGCTTCCATCGACATTTTGGCTTTCCCAGACTCATAGCCATGATAGCTGGAATAATTAAGTCCAACTAATTCAGCCACTTCCTTCGATTTTAGACGCTCGGAGTCTCTTATGAGCTTTAATTTTTCAGATTGATCAATTGACATTTAATCGCATATCTCCCATTATTTTGGATATATAGTTAAGGAACAGCACCAATATAGATCTAACTAGTTCCAATTGGTGATCGGACAGTAAGTTGGAGAATAGCAAATGAATACGAAAGCTAAAACATCAGACCAGTCGAATGATGAGGAACGTGTGGAGGAAAGCGGGGGCATCGTTAAACGCAAACCAGTCAGTTTGTCGGAAAAGCCCGGCAACCTACTTTCAAAGGAAGGCTTTGCGCTTTACGTGGGTAAAACCCCAGCCGCAATTGTAGCCATGGCCAAGGCTGGAAAACTCCCAGCTTTTTACATGGCTGATCCACTAAAGCCCGGAGGACATGCAGAGTTATGGATTAGCCGTAAAGAGTGGGACAAGTTTGCTGATCAGCTTGTTGAAGATGCACCGGCAGAGTGGCACGGATGGAAAGACCGTATTAGTGCAAGTAAGCCTTGCCGTGGACGCGGCCGCGCAGCATAGAAGAGGCCAGTAATATGCAAAACCCAATCTCTTTAGCACCACTGCTCTGGAATCATCAAACCGCACGTCCCATGAATAATTCAATTACACATGGGAAAGGCCGCACAGGAATCATTATCTGCTCACGCCGTTCTATGCGCGCAGTAGCAGTAAAAAGGTTTTTATCATGGGGGAAGAAATGACAGTAATCACTGCTGCTATCGTAATGAATCAGCCTGCCGGGCTTCGCGCTGCTGTTGGTGAGCGCCTTGCGCCAGCTCGCTGGCAAACCTCTTGTGATTTCTATAACAAGATGAGCGAACGTGAACGTCTGACCATCTGTTTTCATGCTCAATTAAGACAACGGCATTCAGTTATGAAATTGCAGGAAATGAACGATTGCGATCGTGAGCGTATTGTCTGCGCAATTGATGAGCTCCGGGCTGCTTTTGCAAAGTATCGTAGTTTCAGGATCACCAAGTCATGTTTTATCGGACGTTTAAATATTAGCGAACGTCGTACTTTATATTTTCATGCAGGATTAACGGAAGAAGAATTCAGCCAGCCATATTGGCGAATCGATGACGAAACCTGCTCATGGAGAGAGGCTTTATTCCGGGCACTACGGGAATTATTTAGCCTGTTCGAAAATGCGCCGACTGTATTAACGTCGGTTCGCCCCGAAACTTACCTCCACTAATTAACCATTTTTAATTCTGCGCTTGATTGCGTAGGGAATCCCTTTGTCTGGAGCCAGATATGAGCTTAACAGTTGGTCAGGAAATGAGAAATAAAGCAGACAGCGAAGCAACGAATTGGATGTTAAATCAGGCACGAAATCAGGCTAAGGCTGATGCAGCAATCACCTTTTCCTCGCATCTGGATTCGCTAATTAGTCACGCGATTCAAGAGCAATTAGACAGGGTTGAAATTCTTGAATTACTCGGACAAGAGTCCATCCGTTTTCACAACGAAGGTTTAGAAAATAAAGGGGTGATGTAATGCCAGATTTAATGGATTCCGTGCAGGAAAGAAATCTCGAAATTTTGACTCATCAGGTAGGTGCACATCGTATTCATAGCAATGGGGTATCGGCCTCAGTCTGTGAAGACTGCGGCCAGCCAATCCCTGCGGCACGTCGCGCAGCGTTTCCCGGTGTCGTGCGTTGTGTGCCATGCCAAGAAATCACCGAACAACAGAAAAAACATTTCAGGAGCTAAACATGATTCGAATTTCCGTAGGTGACAATTGGGTTGTGACGAGCGACTGCTACCAGTTCATTCTCAACAAAAAGAAAACTGTTCTTTCTGGTGATAAGAAAGGGCAGGGATATTTAGAAGTAGTTGGATATTACGCCAAAATTGAACAACTAATAAATGGTCTTATCCATTTTGAGATTCGTCTTTCCAACGTTAATGAAATAGCTGCTTTATCAAAGGTAATAAATCAAGTGGCACAGTCATGCCAGAAATATTTTTTACAAGCAGAAAAGAAATCTAATTAATGTCTCATTTCCATGGTACTCCAATATGGGGTGATGCTGGAGAGATTCACCGGATCGCAGTTTCTGGCTCCGGTGCATTTGTTTCATATGCTCGCCCAGACCAATTACAGCAGTCATTAACTATTGCTGATGCTGTTGCAATCGACAACGGGGCTTTCAGCGCATGGAAGCGTGGGCTTAAAATTAATTGGTGTGACTTTTACACGTGGTTAGCACCTCATTACTCAAATAAAAAAATGATTTTTTTTGTTATTCCCGATGTTGTTGAGGGTGGGGAGATTGATAACGATGTATTGATAAAACAACTGCCAACAGCTTTCCGAGATAAGGCAGCTCCAGTCTGGCACCTTCACGAGAGTTTTGAACGTTTAGTCTCACTATGCGAAGAGTGGCCACGTGTATGTTTTGGTTCCTCTGGGGAGTATGCGCAAATTCGAACACCCCGCTGGCACAAACGAATGTTAGATGCATTCGATATGATTTATCTCCGTAAGGGTTATACAACTAAAATACATGGGCTGAGAATGCTTGATGGCCGAGTGTTGGGTAACTACCCACTACATAGTGCTGATAGTACGAACCTCGCCTGTAATGTGCCTAAATACCTTAGTAAATATCCAGAGCTTACAAATAATGTTTTGGCTGCTGGATATGGAATGGAGCAAGTAAAGCGTCATCGTTGCGCAATTCTTAAAGGCGCTATTGAAGCAGTTTCGCCACCTACAATATCTGAGTGGTTAGAAAGACGACGTGCCACTCCAGTTCAGTTTGAACTTCTTAATGAGTGGTGCGGTTAATGCTCGATCATTTAGCCGCTGCGTTGGAAGATAAGGAATGGAGTTATTACTGGAACGCTCCCCGTCCTGCAATCTCAAAAGAAAGACCTCTTACCCGTGATGAATTCCAGCAGGGGCAAGATGCCTTACGTAAAATCCACGCACTGCCATTTTTTCTTAGCGGCATTTTCTCGGGTCGATATGAATACCTGAAAGAAAGTAGCGGTTTACTGGCTGCTCATCGCTATCTCATCAACGTTTTTATGCCACGCATTTGGCCACGTATCGAAGTCGTACAGGCTAAATATGAGCTGATTTTAAATGGTCGAACTAACGAAATATTCACCGATGAAGCCGAGAGCTACCGCCAGCTAGCGGGTATGAATGACAAGGCGCTGAAACGTCTCGCTATGCAAATTTCATCACGGCTTTTCACCGAATATGAAGAGCAAAGCGATCAGCTCCTAAGCCAGCACAACGGGGTTCAAGCCAAGTTATTCACCGATAGCGCACAGCAGAAAATTTATGGTGAGGTTGCCGGTGCTGCCCGCGTTTTTAATATCACTCCAATGCACTGGCAAAAATACTGTAAACGCAAACTGGATATGCGCTCAGCGTTCTCCAGCATCGCGCGATTGGTAAATGATGAGTGGTGGATTCGACAGTTAAAAGCGCAGCGCACTCAATGGCGCGAATCTCTCCTGATTGCTGTTGGCGAGGTTAGTCTGCAAAAGTCTGGCTATGCCAGCAAACAGGCTATCAGGGATGTTCGGGCGCGCCGCTTAGCAAACATGGAATATCTGAAATCCTGTGATTTAGAAAACATCGAAACAGGGGAACGTATAGATCTCATCGATAAGGTAATGGGGAGTATTTCTAACCCTGAAATCCGTCGTATGGAGTTGATGAGCACTATTGCAGGAATTGAAAAATATGCCTCAGAAGTTGGTCATGTTGGCATGTTCCTCACGATAACCACACCGTCAAAATACCATCCAACACGCATGGTCGGGAAAAAGACTGATCGCCGCGTTAATTTTAATCATAAGTGGGATGAAGAGGCGTTTTCACCAAAGGATGGCCAGCGCTATCTGGTGAAAATCTGGGGCAAGATGCGTACAGCATTCAAAGATAACGGCATCAAGGTATACGGAATGCGCGTAGTTGAGCCTCACCACGACGCTACACCTCACTGGCATATGATGCTGTTTTGCGATAAAGCTCACCGTCAGCCTGCCGTTGACATCATGCGCCGCTATGCACTCCAAGAAGATGGTGATGAACGGGGGGCACAAGCTCAGCGTTTTGAGTGTAAGCATTTAAATAAAGGCGGAGCGGCAGGCTATATCGCTAAATACATAGCCAAGAATATTGATGGTTATGCTCTGGAAGGTGAGATAGACCATGAGACTGGCCGATCATTGTCAGAGACTGCCGCAGCCGTTACTGCATGGGCTTCTACATGGCGTATACCGCAATTTAAATCTATCGGTGTACCAACAATGGGAGCCTATCGCGAGCTGCGCAGATTGCCGCGTGGCGTGAGTATCGCTAGCGAGTTTGACGAACTTGTCGAAGCTGCAAGAGCAGCGGCAGACGTTGGTGATTTCGCCGCATATATTTCTGCGCAGGGTGGGGCGAATGTCCCACGCGATGAGCAAACGGTAAGAACTGCCCGCCAAGTGATTGATGAGTTAAACGAGTACGACGAAGAGATCCAGAAAATCATCGGCGTTTATGCCCCTCATCTTGGCACTGACCTCATCCACGAAACACGCACAACAAAATGGCGCATTGTCGCCAAGGCTGTTGAAGTTGCCGTTCATCCTTTGAATTTAATAAGCGCCTCCGGCGCGCCTCGGAGTCCTGTCAATAACTGTGGGAAGGTTGAGAGAGAATCAGGACAGTTAATAATTCCGATATCTTCGGAGTATACCGCAGCGGTCTTGAAGTTAATTGAAGAGGGGAGTATTGGGTGGGACGACACAGACGTCGTTATGGTGTTGAGAGACGCTATAAGGAGACGATTACCGACGGTTAAACATCTACAGCAAAGCTATAACCCTTCAAAATCTCGAAAGCTAGCACCCTCTTCGAGACTAACGAGGGAAGAGCGAACAAGATTCGTAAGGATATTCCTTGATTTGGTGAAAATAGGTATCCACCCATCAAATTGGCAATTAGATGTGCTGGCGCGTGGGGCCACGATGCTAATTAATGGGAAGGAAATATCTTATCCTATTATAGATTTCAAAACCCAAACCCTTCAGTAGGGGTTTCTTTAACAGTAAAAAGGTAATTTTGTAAAACATCATCTACTTTTTTATAGTATGATTTATTCGGCATTGCTATTATTAGGTTTTTGTCGAACGAGTTTATTTTTAAAGCTTTTTTTATCTCATTTAGATTGTTACCAGACAATAATATATTAGCTTTGCATTTGGATTCATTATTAATCAAATCTGTTTTTGACTGGCCAACGACGATTAAAGGTCTGTTTAAATCCAAAGCAGCTTTTGATGCGTGCAAGCTACCGCCGGGTACACCACTTTGAACGAGAAAAACAGCAGACGCTAGCGCAGCTTGTACGGCATCTCTTTTTACAAAGTTAGATCTTGCTATGAAAGAATCATAGTGGTATTCACTAACGAGCGTACCATTTTGAGATAAAATATCCTCAGCAAGCTTTCTATTACTTTTAGGGTAAATAGTTTCCAGGCCGTGAGCTAATACAGCAATTGTTTTTCCTTGCACATCGATACAGGCCTGATGTGCAAGCGAGTCAACACCAATTGCTAAACCGCTGACTATATTCCAACCATTTTCAGAAAACCATTTTGTAAGGTTTTTTGCGATGATCTCCCCGTGTCCAGTTGGTTCGCGAGTACCAATTACAGTAATGCATTTTTCGTTAAGCGCTTCTAAATTACCTGCACAGAAAAGTATCGGCGACGGGGTTTCTATGAGTCTCAGAGAATGAGGATATTCCTTGTCAAAAAAAGAGATTATTCTGTGTTTCTGTGTGTCAGATTTATGAATCTGATCTTCAGCAAAAGAAACCGCTGAATCGATTTCATTTGCTGAATATTTTTTGTTTAAGGACTTCTCTGTAATGTCACTAATACTCATATCATCAAAGTGTTCTAGATTAGCCAAAGAAGAAAGTGACTTTTCTCCGACACCTTTTAATTGGCTAATTGCTAAAAGCTTTTTTGTGTTTATAGAGACAAAACTCACAAGATATCCTCTGTATATCGACAATTTCTCACAGTATAGTACTCTTCACATGTCAGGAAAAGTTCTCCCTTCTTGTTTCTCTTTTGGTACATGTTTCCACCACAAGATGGACATTCTTTAATCCTCATGTTCTCTGTGTGTTTACATTGAGGGGTTTCATGAAATCCGGTACACCCCCAGAAGTGAGTGTCGTCTTTGTGATTCGTGCGTAATTTCATTCGTCTTCCGCAATCCGGGCAAAATTTTAACTCTGCCGAAACACTCACGGTTTTAGCTAAACAAATCCCTAAAATACGTTCAGGGCGATAGCTACTTAGTAGATTAAATGCCCCCTCAAAGGTTGCGCCAGTTGTCACAACATCGTCAATAATAAGTATTTTGGCATTGCCAATCAATGTAGAGTATTTATCTTTAATTCGAAGGTTCTGGCCTATCTCATGCTGCCTATTTTCCTTTCTACCTAAAGTTTTTAAACTCTTCGCATTTTCTTGAAATTCGAAAAGATCAGGAATGAATTTTGCTGTGGATTTTGATATCCTCGAAATCCTATTTAGCATATTTTCAAGGCGAGGGTTTTTAGATTTCTTTGATGGTATAACTGTAACAATATTAAAATCGCTAGTGTTATTAAAAATATATGCTGGGGTTTTTTCTACAAAATGATTCAATAGTCTAACCCAGTACTCGGGGATTACATATGTGTTCGATAACTCTTTCTTGTAAATTTCTTTAGACAGTGGATGCATGTCATGTATTCTAGCGGTTAACTCACTTCCTTGGCTGAAATACCTTCCTAAGCATATGATGTCGATATCATCTTTTTTAATAGCACCAATTTGCCCGTCAATTGTCATGGGTATGAAATAAAGTTGCTTCTTCTCTATTTCAAAACTGTTTTCATTTGCACATCTGTCAGCTATGAGGTTTATATTACTAAATTTTTGTATTTCACTAAGTAGCAGACTGGTGCTTAACATCGCAGCAGGTACTTGCCCAATGAATTCCTTTGATGCCCAAGCTGGGGCAATAGGTTTGACTCCTGCAGCATATGAAGCATTTACATCATTTTCTTCATCACCAATAAAAAGAATATTGTTTTTAGAGCTTAGCCCCAGTTGAGCTAATGCTAGATTAATACCTATAGGAGAGGGTTTTGCTCCGCCATTTTTAACGTCATCATAGGTAATTATAACTTTAAAATAATTAGTCAGATCATAGTGTTCTAACAGTTTTAGTGCGTATCTTTTTGGAGAGTTAGTGACTACCCCTAATGGAATGTTCCTTTGCGCGAGACTGTCCAGAATGCTTCTTGTCTTTGGATAGATCTTTGTTAAATCTAGAAGTCCTTGTGTAAAATCGCCTCGCAAACTATTTTCTCTATAGTTCTTTAGGGCTTGAGTGTTTATGAGTGTGTTGTCTAAATCGAATAAAATAGCATCAACCTGATCCGTCATTTTATCTTTCCCCACTAGTTTGATAAGTTTTTTTAAATTATTTTTTATTTCCCGTCAATGCCAAACATAAAATATTATTATGATCTAATTCTTTGAAATACGATTGCAAGTTGATAATTTTCATGAAGTAGGAGAATGTTAGTCCCACTCAAGATTAGCATGCACATCTCTGATGAAGCCTTTGCTGTACGCATAGAGATTTGCATTCTTGTTGCATGACTTTGCATTTTTTTTTGGAACGGCAATCAGAACTTCCCACCAGTGCAGACCACTATAAAATGATTTTAAAAAGCTGCATTACAATCGACATGTAAAGCGGGTAGGCGTGGCGGGGATAGCATTGCGCGCAAACCCACTTTTTTGTATTTATACGGGCTTGTGCGCGCGCCGTGGGTATGTTTTATTGGCTCGGTTAGGCCTCAGGTGGTTTTGCTAGTTCGCGCCCTGTCGTGGCGCTCATAGAGTTATGTTTAGATGTTTTAGTGTCTGACCAGATCTGCCACATTTTCGACTCCGTCCAATACTTAATAATCTGGCAGCCAGCTTTATGCCCAAGGTGGGCGTGTTCAGAGAATACTTTGGGCATTCGAGGTTAGTCACATCTAACAGTAAAAGAAGTAGCTATTTACCTCTAATTGAGTATATAAAATTAATTGATTTTCTATGTCCATATTCGGTTGTTTAACTTCAAAAGGAAGTAGGCATGAGATCAAAATTACTAAATATCTTTGTTAAGAATATAGGATGCATCGGACCGGAAGGGGTTCAGGTTAAGCTTGATGATATCCTTTGCCTTGTTGGACCTAACAATTCGGGAAAGACAACAATACTCAGGGCTTATGAGCTAGCATTTAACCCAAGTTCCTTCAATATTACCAATGATAGATGTAATTGGGCCACTGCGGAACAGCCATCAGAGGTAATCCTCGATGTTCATATTCCTGAGGGAATGGGAAATGTGGATGAAAAATGGAAAATTATTGAAGATGAAAAAAGAATAGTTAGAAGTTTATGGACATGGGATGAATTAGGAAAACCTGTAAGAAAAACATGGGACCCACAATTAGATGATTGGGCTGCTGATGGTAAGGCTGGAGGAGCTGATAATGTTTTTAAATCTCGGCTACCAAGACCTATGCGCATCAAATCTCTTGATGACGCTGTAACTTCAGAAGATATATTGCTTACTCTTGCTTTGAGCCCGCTGGTAAAAGAACTCAAAACACTCGAGAGTGATAAGAATTCACAAATATCTAAAGATAAATCTGCCTTGGCAGCTACAGTAAATGCCTTAGCTGAACCACACCAGAAAAGGTTATCTAGTATTTCTCAGCAGATACAAACTGGATTTCAAAGTATTTTCCCAGGATTAGGCGTACAACTTCATGTTGAAATGACTCCTCCCGAACTGAAAATCGAAAATCTTTTAAAACAAGGTTCCGGATTGTTGATTGAGGAGGCTGCCGGTCAATCTCGGATCGGTCAACAAGGAACGGGAGCAAGGCGGGCATTGTTTTGGGCGATGTTGCAAGTTCACAATGAGATTAGTCGTCAAACTGAAAAACGCGAAGCTCTTCTTAAAACCTTGAAAGATCAATTGAAGAAGGAATCTAAAAAAGGAGTCGACAGTGAAGAAGTAAAATTACTTAATCAGCAAATTGATGCTATGGAAAATGGTGACCCGGTACCTGAAGATGCAGAAGATCCTGCATTACCCGGATATATTCTTTTGATGGATGAGCCAGAAAATGCACTGCACCCAATGGCCGCTAGAGCCGCGCAATCACACCTTTATGCTCTTGGAAAACATCCTGATTGGCAAGTATTGTTAACTACACACTCACCTTACTTTATCAATCCTCTCGAGGATCACACGACAATTGCCCGTATGCAGAGGTCAACTGATGGTAAAGCACTTTCACCACGGTTATATATCGCTGATGAAGCAAATTTTTCTGATGAGGAAAAAGATAACTTACAGGCTTTACAACTTACTGATATAGGTTTTGCAGAAGTCTTCTTTGGAAGCTATCCGATTGTCGTAGAGGGTGATACTGAACATGCAGCCTTTATATCTGCAATTGTAAAAACACAACATGAAATGACTGGCAAGGTAAGTATTATTCGTGCTCGCGGCAAAGCGGTTCTTGTACCATTAATTAAAATGTTACGTCATTTCAAGACCGACTTTGGAATTGTCCATGATATTGATTGGCCATACCGAAAAGACGGTTCTGGAAATGGAATGTGGACGATAAATACAACGATTCGTAACGAGATCATAAAATGCAGAGAAAACGGCCACACAGTTTTTCATCGCTGGAGCATTCCTGATTTTGAACGTTTTCTTGGAGGGGAGGAACTTGGAAAAGATAAACCTTATGCAGCTTTTAAACGTATCTCATCTGATGAAAAATTGAAAGAAAGAGTGCAAGGACTCATATCAAGTTTATTTGATGGGCGTCAATTCGATCCGATAGGGCATGATCCAGACGATGAGTTTATTTCTCAAATCCTTGCGGAGTTGACGGATTGGGCAAAAGCAAATGATCAGGGAAATAATATCCGTCTTTTAGGTATTTAATATCCATATTAAATGCCTGCAAGATATCCGTACAGGCATTTAATGAAATTGTGAAAATCTAATTAATCACATTTAACGAATAAATCGTATGGCAAATCAAATTCTGCTCCTCCTTCAAAGTCACAATTCCATGTAGTCTTATTCAGCCAAAGATTAAATTTTGACTAATAAAGTTCATGGGGAAAATTAAACTGCCATTTCGCCCGGCTGTTTTTGCAATAGTTAGTTTAAAGCTCATAATTAATAAACCTGACCACCTCCTTCCCAACCCACTCGTTTATCTCCTTCATGCGTTCCTGCAAAGGAACCAGCTCATTACGCACAAATACCTTTGCCGCTTTCTCAACATCACCAAACCCGCCGGTGTTGTTCGGGATGATGCCCATCATCTGCGGTGGCACCCGGTGCGCACTAAGCAGGTCGTCGCGTGTTGCGTTCTTGATGTTAAAGAAATCGTCCTTGGTCGCCACTTCGCTGAGGGGAATGATTTTGATCGCATCCGATTTTCCGCCGGGTGCGTGGTAGAAAATATTTTTAAAATTCCCTGACCCTTTGGATTTCGTCATCATGTCGCGCAGTGCGGTCACGTCCTGCGAGTTTTGCGCCGGGTCGGTAACATACATGACATAGCCCGCGTGTGCGCCGTTGAGGAAATATTTCCGACGGTACAGCGTCGCTGACTCATTGAGCCACGCGCTATTTAATGCGCTGAGGTATTCCGGCAGGCCGTACAGTTCCTGATTAATGTCCGGCTCTTGCAAATGAAATACGCTCCCTTGACCAAAGGCGTGAGGGGTTATGTAATTCTCCACGAACCAGTAAACATCTTCCTCTACGCCACGGCGCGTGTACTTGGCCGGTGATGCCTCCAGTTTGAGAAGCTGGCCGGTCACGCTCAGGCGTTTTTCGATGAACGCATTACCAAAAACAATGTAGTCCAGCGCGTAGCGGCTGAATTGCTGCTGAGAAAGCAGTGGGTGAGGGATGAACGTACTCGCCAGAATATTACGCTTAACGTACATCGGCGAACTGTGGTGAACGGCGGCGCGGAAGCTTTTAGCCAGCCCGGAGAAAGTGACCGGTGGCTCGTACCATTTCCCGTTGCTGAGGCATTCCAGATAATTAAGAATATCCCGGCGATCCATCACCGTGGCGGGTTCATCAAAACGAAAAATCTCGCTTTTTTGGGTGTCGGATTGGGGCGTCAGTTTTTGATTGATGCGGTTTTTTTTACGGGTCATATCAGAACATCACCAAGGTAGATTTTATTTGTTTGCCGGAGGCGGCGGTCAGCGGTTCGTTAATCAAAACGTGCATCGTTGCCCATGCGACGTCGGCGTGGCTGGCTTCTTCGCTGCGGCTCGCGCGGTAGGTGGATTTCGCTCCGCTGGCCGTCATGGTTTTCTGAATGGCCATGAATGACGCCGTGATATCAGTGTGGCCAGCGTCGTATTGCAGACAGCCGCGATGGATGGTGTTTTTCGCTTTCAGCACCATTTCCGTTTTCACTTCCGGCGTGTATTTGATTTCACGCGCCGCCGGGTAAAACTGCCTGACGAGCTGATAAACGCCCTGACCCACGGTGGTGGCATCGATACCGATGTATTCGACGTTATATTTTTCTGTGAGCGCCTCGATGGCCTTGGCCTGTGCATCAAAATCCATACCTTGCCACTGGTGACGTTCCAAAATGCGGAAAATGCCGCCCGGTTGTTCAGGTGGAGCAATGACCACGCACCCGGCACTGTCGCCGCCGTTCGCTTCCGACGGGTCGTAACCAATCCACACCGGATTGTCATCGAACGGGTGAAAGACGTAGGGATTAAAGTCCGGCCACTCTTCGAGACTGTCCACCATGCAGCCCTGCAACTCCTCAAACGGGAATACCGACGATTTATCATCGACAAATTCACACATCAGCAGGTTCTGATATTCGGACGGGCCGTATTCGAGCGAAAGCTGATTGATGTCGAACAAGTCGCAGCCCCCGGACAGCGCATCTTCCACGGTGACAATCTGCCGCCACTGGCCGTCGGCACATTCCACACCGGCGGCTAAATGGCTGTGGCTGAGGTCGAGCTGAATTCGCTGGTCTTTATGCCGACGCCCTTTATTAAATAACTCACCTGACCAGAACGGATAGGCGCTGTGGGCTAGGCTCGACGGTGTGGAGAAATAGGTGGTACGCCATTTTTTATGCAGTGACATCCCGGAGGCCACTTTGCGCAGCTCCTGAAATTTGGGGATCCAGAAATATTCATCCAGATAAAGATTGCCGGTGTAGCTCTGAGCGGTACGGATATTTGTTCCGAGAAAGAACAGGCGCGCCCCGTTTGAAAGCTGCATCGGGTCGCCTTTGAGGTCTACGTCAACCTGACGGGCAAAGTCGATGATGTAATTTTTAAAGACGTGCGCCTGTGATTTACTGGCCGAGATAAATATCTGATTACGTCCGGTGGTCAGCGCATCAAGCAGCGCCTCGCGGGCAAAAAAGAAGGTCGCGCCAATCTGGCGAGATTTGAGAATATTGCGGATGCGGTGCTGTAAACCCGCCTGATGCCAGCCGCGCTGATACTCAAACGCCTCATCGAGAAAAATGTCACTGAGTTTGGCGATAGCGTCATCCGTGAAAACATTTTTCTCCGCCTTTTTCCGCTCCCCTTTATTGCGGTTCGCCACGTTCGGATTTAAATCCGCTTCGCTGCCGGTGGACATGTAGCGGTTAACCCTTGCGAGGCGCTCAATCTGTCGGCCCAGCAGGTCGATTTCTTTAAAATCCTGCCCCTCTTTTTTACTCTTCATCACCAGTTGAATGACCCGCGCCTCGATGCTGGTTTCAATGCGTGAAATCGGGGCGACGGCATCCCATTTTTCGCGCTGTTTCCAGCTCTGCACTGTGGGTTTTTTCAGACTGAGCATTTCCGCTATTTGCGTGACGGAAAAACCCTGCCAGTAAAGCAGTGCCGCCTGTCTGCGCGGGTCGCTGATTAATCCTGCGTTGTTCTCGGTCATTGTGTCGCTCCGCTGAATGGATGAGCGTCACGCTACGCAACCGCTCACACCCTCGCATTAACCCCCTGTTGTGTAATGGATCGTCAGACGGCCACCGCTGGCCGTGCGGGCTTCAGGTCGGGAAACTAGCCCCGAACCTAACTCCTACTCAGGACATCTGAACAATGGCAAAGAAAGTATCGAAATGGTTTCGAATCGGCGTTGAGGGTGATACCTGCGACGGCCGCAATATTGAGGCAAGCGACATTCAGCAAATGGCCGCAGCGTTTGATCCGCGCGTCTACGGTTGCCGCATCAATCTGGAGCACATCAGAGGCTTATTACCCAGCGGTGACTTTAAGCGCCTCGGTGATGTCGTCGAACTGAAAGGCGAGAAAATTGATGATGATTCAGCCCTGAAAGGTAAGTGGGCACTGTTTGCCAAAATCACCCCGACTGACGAGCTGGCCGCAATGGTCAAAGCGGGGCAGAAAATTTACACCTCCATGGAAATTCGCCCGAATTTCGCCAACAGCGGTAAAGCCTATCTGGTCGGTCTGGCCGTGACTGATGACCCCGCCAGCCTTGGAACGGAAATGCTCGAATTCAGCGCCCGCGCTAAGGTCAACCCGTTCGCCGGTAAGAAAGACCAGCCGGATGATTTGTTCTCCGTGGCCACCATTGCCGAGCTGGATTTCGAAGACCTGCCCGACAACCTGCTTACCAGCCTGACGGAAAAGATCAAAGGGATGTTCAGCACCAAACAGACCAGCGATGACGCCCGTTTTTCTGACCTGCAGGGCGCGATCACGGTCGTAGCCGAGGAATTACAAACCGCCGGTGAAACCACCGCAAAACGCTTCTCTGAACTGGAGCAGGAAATTACCGCGCTGAAAGGGCAGGTGAAAACCAGCGATGCGGCGCTTAGCTCGTTAAAAACCTCCCTCGACAGCACCGAAAGTTTCAAACAACCGAAACGCCCGGTCTCTCCGGGTGGCAACGGTGAAAGCACCTTTTTGACGAACTGCTAACCGGCGGCGTTCCCCTTTATTCCTGATAAACAGTGAGAGAAACATGCGTAAGAACACCCGTTTTAAATTTAATGCCTACCTGTCCCGTCTGGCCGAGCTGAACGGCGTCGATGTGGAGGATTTGAGTAAAAAATTCAGCGTTGAACCTTCTGTCACGCAGACCCTTATCACCACCGTGCAGGAGTCCTCTGAATTTCTGAGCCGCATCAACATGGTGCCGGTGGACGAACAGGAAGGTGAAAAAATCGGCCTTGGCGTGACCGGCTCTATTGCCAGTACCACAGACACCGACGGTGGCAGCGAGCGTAAAACCGCAGATTTTCAGGCGCTGGCTTCACGCAAATATAAGTGTGAGCAGGTCAATTTCGATTTCCATATCCGTTACAACACCCTCGATTTGTGGGCGCGTTATCAGGACTTCCAGACCCGTCTGCGCGATGCAATCGCTAAACGTCAGGCACTGGATTACATCATGGCCGGTTTCAACGGCGTAAGCCGCGCGGAAACGTCTGACCGCAGCAAGTTCCAGATGTTGCAGGACGTGGCTGTCGGCTGGCTGCAAAAGCTGCGTAACGAAGCGGCCGAGCGCGTGATGGATAAAATCACTGACGACACCGGCGCGGTGGTTACCGCCACCGTGCGAATCGGTAAGAACGGTGATTTCGAAAATATCGACGCTGCGGTCATGAACGCCACCGATTTTCTGTTGGATGCGTGGCATTCAGAAGACCCCGGACTGGTAGTGATTTGCGGCCGCAAAATGCTTTCCGATAAGTATTTCCCGCTGATTAACAAGTCGCAGGAAAACAGCGAAAAACTGGCCGGAGACATTATCGTCAGCCAGAAACGCATCGGTAATTTGCCTGCGGTGCGTGTGCCTTACTTCCCGGACAATGCCCTGCTGATCACCCGTCTGGATAACCTGTCTATCTACATCATGGACAGCTCACACCGCCGTCATATCGAAGAAGTAGCGCGCCGTGACCGCATCGAAAACTACGAGTCCCTGAAAATTGACTTTGTGGTCGAAGACTACGGCTGCGCGGCGATGATTGAAAACATCGAGCTCGGCGATTTCACCTCTGAAAAAAACGAACCGGCCTCATCACCGGTGACTGAAACCCAACCTGAAACCGAGGCGTAACCATGCTGAGTCCTGCACAGCGTCACATGATGCGGGTCTCTGCTGAAAAAGCCTCATCGCAGCGGGTCAGTGATCCGCTGCGTTCGGCACTGCCATACGGTCAGATGCTGATGAAGCTGCGCGGAGACCGCCAGATACTCAAATCCATTTATTCCGTTGAAGACAAAGCCCGACGCAAGCGCGACATGTTGCCAGCCTATGCGCCGTGGATTGCCGGTGTGCTGGCCAGCGATGCCGGAAATCAGGATGACGTCCTGATGACGATGTTGCAGTGGTCACTCGATGCGGGGGACATTCGCGGCACGTTCGACATGGCGCGCTATGCGCTAAAACACGGTCTCAGTGTGCCGAATAACAAGCGCCCGACGCCGTATTTATTTGCCGAAGATGTTGCGCTGGCCGCGATGCGCGCCCGCAGTGCCGGGGAGGCCGTCAGCGTTGATGACCTGCTGACCGTGATTGATATGACACTCCCGCACGACATGCCGGATCCGGTGCGCGCTAAGCTGCACAAAATTACCGGTCTGGTACTGCGCGACAACGGCCAGCCCGAACAGGCGCTTGTTCAGCTAAAACGCGCGATGCAGCTTGATAGCGTTGCCGGTGTGAAAAAAGACATAGAGCAACTGGAGAGAGCACTGCGGCCAGAGGTGGTGGTGGCGAAGCCTGATGCCGCCCCGCGCAAAACCAAGCCTAAAGCCACCCCGGCTAAGCGTGGCCGCCCGCGTAAGGCAAAGCCCAGTTGTTAACAGAAAGCGCCCCGCGCCGGACGGCACGCAGACCGATGCAGGTTTTTACCTCGTCTGACGCCTGCGTCCACCGTCCACCTATTTGAGGTTTGAACATGGATATTGTCATGACCGCAGCAGCGGCGAGCTCCACCGTAGTGATCTCCCCTGAGCAGGCGGTCATTCCCGTTATCACCAATACGTTCTTTTTCCCGGACGTTGACCCAAAACTGGTGAGCGAACGTATCCGCCTCGGTCACGTCGTGACGGATGAAAGACTGCGCGCCGCGATTAAGTCCGCAATGGCCGAGGTCAACGCCGAGCTTTATCTCTTCCGGGAGGTGCAGATCGAGGCAGGATTTAAAATGCTGGCGGATGTGCCCGCTGAAGCGCTCGACGGGGAAAGCGTGAAGTGTTTCCACTACCTGAGCGCAGTCTGTGCGATGACCACCGCCGTGATTTATGAGCGTTACCGCAGCTATGACGCCAGCGCGAAGGGTGACAAAAAGGCCGATGCGCTGGAGGTGTCGGTGGATGACCAGTGGCGTGACATGCGCTGGCATTTGTCCCGGTTACAGGGGCAGGCGCGCGGCATGGTGAGCCAGCTCTGATGAAAGTCATCGCACAGCAGGGCGACACGCTCGACGCCCTGTGTTTTCGCTACTACGGGCGAACCGGGGGCGTCGTTGAGACGGTACTGATCGCGAATCCCGGTCTGGCTGAATTAGGCGAAGTCCTGCCGCACGGTACCACCGTGATTTTGCCAGACGTTGATACCGCCTCCACTTCTGAAACCGTCCAGCTATGGGACTGACGATGGAAAAAATATCTTCAATGTTTGCCTATGGGCTCGCGGCATTGCTGGCTTTTATCGGCGCGCTGACGCCGCAGGATTTCGCCTTTCTGGTGGGTGCTGCGGTGGCCGTGGGGACGTTTTTCGTTAACTGGTACTACCGGCGCAAAAGCTACAAGTTGCTGGAGCGTAACGGCCTGAGTCAGAGGGTTTTCGATGAACTCAATCGTTAAACGTTGCAGTGTGGCCGTCGTGTTGGCACTCGCCGCGCTGATGCCTGATTACCGGTTTGTCAAAACCTCCGCCGAGGGGCTGGCCATTATTGCCAACCTCGAAGGATGCCGCCTGAATCCGTACCAGTGCAGCGCCGGAGTCTGGACATCTGGCATCGGCCACACTGCGGGTGTGAAGCCCGCGCAGAACATTACGGAGCAGGACGCCGCCCGTAATCTGATCGCTGACATCATCATGACGGAGCGCTCCGTGGATAAATGCATGCCGGTGACCATGCCGCAGCCGGTGTATGACGCCGTGATCAGTCTGGCGTTTAACATCGGCAGGGGGGCGGCGTGTAAATCCACGCTGGCCTACTTCATCAGGCACGGTGAATGGTCGCAGGCCTGCCAGCAGCTCCCCCGCTGGGTGTATGTCAATGGCGTGTGGAATAAGGGGCTCAAGAACCGCCGGGCGGTTGAGCTGAAACACTGCATGAAGGGGGTGCCATGAAATACATCATCACGGTGTTAGTGCTGACACTCGCGGGTGCGCTCTTTGCGTGGCGGGGAGCAAATCAGAAAGTGGCAGCGGCAAACCATCACATTCAGCAATTAACAACGACGCTGGAAGCCAGCGCGCTGGCCATCAGTGAGCTGAAAGCCAGCGGTCAGCGTAATGAGCGTGCGCTGGTTGTGCTCCGTCAGCAGGTTAATGCGGCGGGTGCGCTGGCCGCGCGTCGGAATCAGACGATTACGAGGTTACTCAATGAAAATGAAGCGCTGCGCGGCTGGTTTCAGTCTCCTTTGCCTGATGACATTATCCGGCTGCACACCCGCCCCGCGTTCGACAACCCCGGCGATTATTTACGTTGGCTGTCCGAAGGTCAGCAGTTGCCCGATACCGGCCAGTCGTCCGAAAACCAACGGTGATTTAAGCGAAGACAATCGCCAGCTTGAGGGCGCGCTGGTGAACTGTGCGCTGCAAGTCGAAGCCGTTAAACAGTGTCAGGAGTCCTACGATGTTGAAGCCCGCCAGCCTGAGAAAGGCGCTCTTTAAATCCGTGCCGCTGCTGCGTGATAACCCGGACATGTTGCACATGTTTGTGGACGGCGGCGTTATTAACGCCACGCTGGCCGCGTCGCTTTCATTCGAGAACCGCTACACGCTGGATATTGTGGTAACCGATTACACCGGTGATTTAAACCTGCTGATTGTGCCGGTCAACGTCTGGCTGCGTGAGCATCAGCCGGACATTATGACCACCGAAGAAGGGAAGAAGCGCGGCTTCACCTACGTGGCGGATATTAACAGTGACGATAGCAAAGACGTGCGCATGAGCCTGCAACTGACCGAGCGCACTATCGTCAAAGAGGTTGACCACAGGCTAAACGTGACGCCACTGGACGAGCCCCCACCGCCGGAGTCGGTACACCGGCCTATGGAGTTGTATGTGCATGGCGAGCTGGTGAGTAAATGGGATGAATGAGCTCAAGCCTTTTGACGATAAGTTATCCGGTCTGCTGGCCAGCCTGTCAATCGCTGGCCGTCGCAAGATGGCCGCTGAAATATCTAAAAAGCTGCGAGCCAGCCAGCAGCAGCGCATTAAGCAACAAAAAGCACCGGACGGTACGCCCTATACAGCCCGTAAGCGTCAACAGGTCAGGGGTAAAAAGGGACGTGTTAAGCGGGAAATGTTCACCAAATTGCGCACGGTGCGATACCTCAAGACGAAAGGCAGCAGTGAGGCTGCGGCGGTCGAATTTGCTGGCAGGGTACAGCGGATTGCGCGGATTCATCACGAAGGTTTAACGGATAAACCGAATAAAAACTGTATACCAGTGAAGTATGAGGTGCGTCCGTTGCTAGGCTTTAGCGCTGGTGACCTCCAGATAGTTGAAGATGTGATTTTTTATCACTTAAGCTATAAAAATTTTTAAGAGTCGCACTGGTTATTATTCATCATCAACACCTTCGATACGAACTGGTTAGATTTTAGTTAGCTGTAAAAATAAAAATCACCTCTTTTGTCACTGCCTGCTTTACTTTCAAAATCCGGTTGAATATTGTAAATCTTTAATCAAAAGGAAAATTGAAATGTCAGTGTTAAAAAAAACAAAAGCACAGTGTCCACAGTGCGGTGGTCAAAAAAATTGTTCTATTCTTGGCGAGAAAACAAGACAATGGACTCAAGAAGAGGTGAATGACGTCTTCTGGGCAGAAAGTGAATATCAACTTTTAGAGTGCATGGGCTGCGATGCTATATTTACACAGATTAAATCCCATAACAGCGAGGAGTATTCACACGGTATAGATTGGAGTGGGCAGGAGACAATTAACTTCCATTACTCTGTCATTACCTACCCTACGCAAGAAGAGGAAGAGATTCGGCCTGATTGGCTCAATGATATCAGAGCTAGGGATTATCAATTATATGAAATAATGAATGAAATGTATTCTGCTTATCAAAGTAAATCATTTATTTTGGCTTCCATAGGTCTTAGAACTATTTTTGACAGAACGACCGAGGTATTAAGCATTCATCCTGGTTTGCCTTTAAATGAAAAAGTTGATGAGCTTCGTACTGGTGGGTTTATTGGCGATACAGAGCGAGAGCAGCTTCTAATCGTTACAGATGCTGGCAACTCTGCCGCGCATAGGGCTTGGTCTCCGAATGCTACTGAATTCAGAACACTCTTGGATGTTATCGAAAGTTTTGTTCTTCGAACGGTCGTGAAGGGCGATAATATTTCTCATATTGCGGCGCTACTCCCTAAAAAAACACCGAGACCAAAGAAACCAAAGAAATAACTAGATAATCCAAAATTCTAATCATTAACTTTTAAGCCGCTTATAAGCGGCTTTTCTATTTTATATACAAGTTGCTTGATAACTTTTGCAAATAATCCGTTGTACCAGAGCTTATCCTACGTCCTCAAATTGCTGATAACTTCCTTTGTCTGCATTCTTCCCCCCATGAATACACACGAAACGCTTTCCGAACTCTCCCGCGCGATGCGCGACATTATCCGTATTGGTGTTGTCGCAGAAGTCGATACCGAGGTGGCTCTATGCCGCATCCAGACGGGCGATATTCTCACTGACTGGCTGCACTGGCTGACGTCCCGCGCCGGAAGTGGGCGCGCTTGGTGGGCTCCTTCCGTAGGTGAGCAGGTTTTGCTGCTTTCACTTGGCGGTGAGCTTGATACCGGGTTCGTGCTGCCGGGCATTTATTCCGATGATTTCCCTGCGCCCTCTGCATCAACGCAGGCGTATCACGTCAGTTTTTCTGACGGTGCCGTGCTGGAGTACGAGCCGGAAACCGGCGCGCTGACTGTGAGCGGTGTTCAGACCGCTGATATTTCCGCTGCAACGTCAATCAGTGCCACCGCGCCGAATGTCACCGTCACGGCCAGCAGCAAAATCACGTTTGATACGCCGGAGGTTGTGTGTACGAACAAGCTGACCACTGGTTCATTAGAGGTGAAAAAAGGCGGTGCGATGAAAGGCAATATTGCACACAGCGGCGGCGCGTTTACCTCCAACGGTGTGCAGGTTGATACCCACACACACGGCGGAGTCCAGACCGGTGGCGGAAACACCGGTAAACCGAATTGATAGCTGAGGTTTTGATAATGACTAACGCGAAATATCTCGGCATGTCACGCCAGTCAGGGCGCTCGGTTGAAGACATGGCGCACATCAACCAGTCAGTCAGTGACATCTTGCGAACGCCGTTAGGCTCTCGGGTCATGCGCCGAAATTATGGCTCGCTGCTTTCCGCTCTGACCGACCAGCCACAAAACGCGGCGCTGCGGTTGCAAATCATGGCCGCATGTTATTCGGGGATCCTCCGCTGGGAGCCGCGCGTCAGCCTGACCGGCATTACTTTTGAAACCACTTATACCGGGGAAATGGTGATCAACATTACCGGCAACCGTAATGATTCTCCCGGCGGTTTCTCTTCTTCCATCTCACTGAGTTAACGCTATGGCCACGATTGATTTAAGCCTGCTCCCCGCGCCGGATGTGGTCGAAGAGCTGGACTATGAAACCCTGTTTGAAGAACGCAAAGCCACGTTGCTGTCACTCTATGACGAAAGCGAACGGGAGGCCGTCGCCCGCACCTTAGCGCTGGAATCTGAGCCTGTCGTCAAGCTCTTGCAGGAGAACGCTTACCGAGAGGTGATTTTGCGTCAGCGTGTCAACGAGGCGGCGCGCGCCAATATGCTGGCCTACGCCACCGGCGCTGACCTCGACCAGCTCGGGGCAAACTATAACGTTGCGCGGCTGGTTATTACGGAGGCTGATGATACGGTGCTGCCTCCGGTTGCCGAGGTGCTGGAAAGTGACAGTGATTTCCGTGTGCGTATTCAGCAGGCTTTCGAGGGTCTGAGCGTGGCCGGTTCAACGGGTGCTTATCAGTTTCATGGTCGCAGTGCTGATGGTCGGGTGGCGGATGTGTCGGTGATTAGCCCGGAACCGGCCAATGTGACTATTTCTGTGCTTTCGCGTGAGGGTGACGGCACGGCCAGCGCGGAGCTTATCGCAATTGTGAATAAAGCGCTTAACGCCGAGGACGTGCGCCCGGTGGCTGACCGCGTGATCGTGCAGTCAGCGAAGGTTGTCCCTTATCAGATCACCGCCAAGCTCTATGTTTATCCGGGGCCGGAATTAGAACCCATCAGGCTGGCCGCAGTGGATAAGCTTGACGCCTACACGCTGGCACAGCACAGGCTGGGGCGTGATATTCGTCTCTCGGCTATCTATGCTGCGCTGCATGTTGAAGGTGTGCAGCGTGTCGAGCTCACGCAGCCGCTGGCCGATATCGTACTGGATGATACCCAAGCGTCATATTGCACTGAGTCCTCAATCACTATCGGGGGCACCGATGAGTAATGTGCGCCTGTTGCCTGTGGGTTCTTCTCCGCTGGAGGTTGCCGCCGCTGCGGCCTGCGCCGAGCTGACCGCTGTCCCTGTGCCGCTGCGTGATTTATGGAACCCGCAGACCTGTCCGGCGAAGTTTTTGCCTTATCTCGCATGGGCGTTTTCGGTTGACCGTTGGGACGAAAGCTGGCCGGAGGCAACAAAACGCGGCGTGATCCAGTCAGCTTATTTTATCCATACCCATAAAGGCACCATCAGCGCAATCCGCCGGGTGGTTGAGCCGCTGGGGTACGTCATCAATATTTCTGAGTGGTGGGAAACCAACAGCCCACCCGGCACGTTTCGCCTCGATATCGGTGTACTGGAAAGCGGCATCACCGAAGAAATGTATCAGGAGATGGAGCGACTCATTGCGGATGCGAAACCCGCTAGTCGCCACCTTGAGACGCTGACCATTATTCAGGATATCCCCGGCCATATTTTTGTCGGCGCGCTTTCTTACGACGGCGACGTCATCACCGTTTATCCGGCCTAAGCAGAGGAAAACTCATGGCGACTTATAAAGCATTACTGACTACCGCCGGAGCGGCCAAAATTGCCGCCGCCACGGCTGGTGGAACGCAGGTCAAAATAACACGTATGGCCGTCGGTGACGGGGGCGGAAAGCTTCCGACGCCTGACCCAAAACAAACCAAACTTGTTAATGAGGTTTACCGCGCTAATCTCAACCGCCTGAGCATCGATGCCAAAAACAGTAATTATCTGGTGGCCGAGTTGGTGATCCAGCCTGACGTCGGCGGTTTCTGGATGCGTGAAATGGGCTTATACGATGCTGACGGCGTGCTGATTGCTGTCAGTAATATGGCCGAAAGCTATAAACCGCAACTGGCAGAAGGGTCAGGCCGGTTACAGACGCTGCGCATGGTGCTTATCGTCAATGAAATTGAGTCTATCGCGCTGAGCATTGACGGCTCTACAGTGATGGCCACGAAAGACTATGTAGACGATAAGCTGGCCGCACATGAAAAATCCCGCAACCATCCCGACGGCACGCTGACGGCAAAAGGTTTTGTGCAGCTTAACAGCTCGGTCAGCAGTACCAGCGAAACGCTGGCGGCGACGCCAAAGGCGGTGAAAGCGGCGAATGACAACGCCAATACCCGCGTTCCCGCCACCCGCAAGGTAAATAATAAAGCACTAAGTGCTGATATCACGCTGTCATCGGTCGATGTGGGCGCAATCGCGCCCGGTGAATTTGGTCTGGGAGGTAAAGCACCGTTATTACCTTCAACTATTACATTGCTGGCAGATCCTTCGATTATTGGTTTTGAATCGACGTGGACAGTCACCAGCGGTTATACGGATGCTCCGGCAGGAAATACCAGTCCAACGGGCGTCCTGCATAATATTCGCCGTACTTACGATGCCGGTTGTTCCTTAATTCAATATCTCTACATGACCGGTGGCGCTATCTACGTTCGAACCGGCGGTATCTCATCGGGCGTTATTACATGGCATGGCACAAGTTTGTCCGGTGACGCTAACGGTTGGAGAAAAGTCTATGATTCCGCGCAAAAGCCGACAGCTTCAGATGTGGGAGCTTTACCCGTAGTCTCCGGCGTGCTGGGTACGGCCAATATAAATACGTTTAATCTGACAAAAATTGGCCTGTATGTGCAAAGCACTGGCGCAAATGCCACCGTAGCCAATGGTTACCCCGCAGGCTCACAGGCTGCGGGGGTACTGGAGGTAATGCCTGCATCTTGGACGGGCGGTGTGTTGCAGCGTTACACCGTCCAAAATAGCGGCATGGTATGGACTCGGGCGTTAAATGCTTCGTGGAATGGTACTGACGGACCATGGCGTGACTGGGTGCAAGTGAGTGGTGTCGGCTCCGTTGCGGCAAATACTGCGCTTGGTTCAACAGACCTGAATACCGTTGGATTTGGTCTGACGGGGGTGCAGGCCGCTATATACCATCAGTCTGCTAATGCGTCTGCGACAGTGGAACGAAACTACCCGGAGGCCAAGGCTGGCACGTTATTTGTTACAGGTAGTGCCTATGGCTGTCAGCAGATGTATATCACGTTTGATACGTGCAACGTCTGGATGCGCGGACTGTCTACCAACTGGAACGGTAAGGATGGACCATGGCGCCCGTGGGTCGCGGTTTACGGCACCAATAATAAGCCAACAGCCTCAGACGTGGGCGCATGGACGGCGTCACAAAGCGCCGCCAGCGAAAAAGCACTGGCTGATGAAATCGCAACGGCGTTTAAGATCCGCGCTAACTTAACCGCGACAGACTCCCCAAACACGATTCGCGGCAGTGCCATGTTTGGTCATTATGGGGTGCCGGGCGCAGCAGCAGCGACCACGCAAAAAGGCTATCCGATGAACGGTTTTGTTGGTGTCATTTTCGTGACGTGGGGTCCGAATGCGACACAGCAGATAGCCTTTAACAATAATGGCCGACAGTTTACCCGAGCAGCTACCGGCGCATGGAACGGCGCAGATGGTCCGTGGTCTGCATGGGTCGAGGTATACAGCCCAAATAATAAACCCACTGCCGCAGACGTTGGCGCACTTCCTGCTGCTGGCACTGCGGCGGCGGCAACCAAATTAGCTACGGCGCGAAAGATTGCCGGTGTGGCGTTTGACGGTACGAAAGATATCGCGCTGAATGCAGATAATGTTGGCGCATTTCCCCGAAATGGCGGTGATGTCAACGGCGGCGTAACGGCTAATTTTCTCCGGGCGATAACCCTCCCGCAACCCGGCAACGGGCAAGGGACATATTTAGGCTGGAATGAAAGCGGCGGTCAGGGTGAGTCTAACTTTGTGAACAACAAAGGCGGCGGTGTGGGTGGATTTGTTTTTCGCATCGTTAATCAGGCGAATTCAGCACAAACAGGATACGTCAGAATTTCCGGCACTGGCGACATTAGCGCGCAGGGTAACTTTTACACTGACGGTGGCGGGATTTATGAGATGGGACAGCGCGTATATAGTCCAAATAACCCGCCGCCGGGGATAGATTTAAGCGGGTACGTAATTGCCGTGAGGCTGGGCGGCGAGCGTGTTCAAGCCTCAACCAATGCCAGTGGAGGCGTGGTGAGCTTAGGTGGCGGCGAAATTGTCACGGGAGCTGCCGGTGTCGGAGGTTCCGACTTTAACAAAGCACAGTGGCGGGTTAGACAGCTTCAATATCTTTTAGCAAATGGGCAGTGGGTGGCTGCGGGCTCTGTTTGAGGAAATAGTAAAATGATTATTATGAAAAACTTCACCGCAAAAAATGTTGATATCAATGGAATGATCATCGGGATAGCCATAGACGAAACCGGCGCTGATTGGTATGAATCTCAAAAGAACTTTGCAGACGATACTTTAAAAATCATATTCAATTCTGAGGGTGTGATTGTTTCGATGAGTAATGATGTTTCGTCTCTTTGGCCTGCGGGTAATTCAGTTGCTGAGATAGCTCCCGATGCGGTGCCGGATAACGTAGATATTAATGGTGGATGGGCTTTCGACGGAAAGAAAATTATAGCGCGAGAATATACGACAGCGGAACTGGTTGAACTGGCGAAAAATAAGCGTGATGCATTAATGGCGGTGGCAACTGCGGCCATTGCTCCGCTGCAAGATGCTGTTGATATTGCTGATGCAAGCGACGACGAACAGGAAAGTCTGACTGTCTGGAAAAAGTATCGAGTCTCGCTGAATCGACTCGATTTATCTCTGGCTCCAGATATTGATTGGCCTTTGTTACCTGAATAAATCATTGCCCCGAAAGGGGCTTTTTTTCGCCTGTTGTACTGACTCCCTCCCAACGCTCATCCCTCGCCCTGACTCCCGTTAAACAACAAAATTACCTTGCCTATTTTAACGGAGTTAAGCCGATGAGTGATTTTCACCACGGCGTGCAGGTCGTCGAAATCAACGACGGAACGCGCGTCATTACCACCGTATCCACGGCCATTATTGGCATGGTCTGCACGGCCAACGATGCTGACGAAAAAGTTTTTCCTCTTAACACACCGGTGTTAATCACCGATGTGATCGCAGCGCAGGGCAAGGCGGGGAAAACCGGCACGCTGTTACCGGCGCTGACGGCCATTGGCGACCAGTGCAAGCCGGTCACCGTTGTGGTGCGCGTGGCGGAATCAGAAAACGAAGACGAGGAAGCCGCCGCCGCCGAAACCCTTTCTAACATCATCGGCGGGGCTGATGAAAATGGTCAGTATACGGGCATGAAAGCATTGCTCACCGCCGAAGCGGCCACCGGTGTTAAACCGCGCATTCTCGGCGTGCCGGGGCTGGATCCGCAGGCAGTTGCTACGGCGCTGGCCACGGTTTGTCAGTCGCTGCGCGCTTTCGGCTATATCAGCGCGTGGGAATGCAAAACGATCTCTGATGCGATTAAGTACCGGGACAATTTCAGCCAGCGTGAACTGATGCTTATCTGGCCTGATTTTATTTCTTGGGACACCAAACTAAACGCCAGCTCTACCGCCTACGCCACGGCGCGCGCGTTAGGTCTGCGCGCCAAAATAGACCAAGACACCGGCTGGCATAAAACCCTGTCTAACGTTGGCGTTAACGGCGTGACCGGTATCAGCGCCTCGGTGTTTTGGGATTTGCAGGCATCCGGCACCGATGCTGACCTGCTCAATGAGGCCGGTGTCACGACGCTGGTGCGTAAAGACGGCTTCCGCTTTTGGGGTAACCGCACCTGTTCTGATGACCCGCTTTTCCTGTTTGAGAACTACACCCGCACCGCGCAGGTGCTGGCTGACACGATGGCCGAAGCGCATATGTGGGCGGTGGATAAACCGATGACCGCCTCGCTTATCCGCGACATCATCGACGGCATCAACGCCAAATTCCGTGAGCTCAAATCGAATGGCTACATCATTGACGGCACCTGCTGGTTTGATGAATCAGCCAACGATAAAGAGACCCTGAAAGCCGGGAAACTTTATATCGATTATGACTACACGCCGGTGCCGCCGCTGGAGAGCCTTACCCTGCGTCAGCGTATCACGGACACCTACCTCGTTAATCTGGCCGCATCCGTTAACAGCTAAGGGCAATCACAATGGCACTTCCTCGCAAACTGAAATACCTCAACCTGTTTAACGACGGTCTGAGCTACATGGGCGTGGTGCAGTCTGTCACGCTGCCCAAGCTGACCCGCAAGCTTGAGAACTATCGCGGCGGCGGTATGAACGGCTCCGCGCCGGTGGATTTTGGGCTGGACGACGACGCGCTGACCGTTGAGTGGTCAATGGGCGGGCTCCCGGATGAAACCCTGTGGGCGCAGTATGCCGCCGCCGGTGCGGCTGATGTGCCGCTGCGTTTTGCCGGGTCATTCCAGCGCGACGACACCGGCGATACTTCCGCCGTGGAAATCGTCATGCGGGGGCGTCACAAAGAAATCGACACCGGCGACATGAAACAGGGCGAGGACACCGAAAGCAAAATTACCACGCAGTGTACGTATTACAAGCTGGTGATTGACGGTAATACGCTGATTGAAATCGATACCGTGAACATGGTCGAAATCGTCAACGGCAACGACATGCTAGAAAAACACCGCCGCAATATCGGCCTGTAATTACCGCGTGGCCGGTGAGTGCTGGCCGCGCCCATAACCTGATGTGGAGATAATCTGATGAGCAATAAAGACCTGACTACCGCCGACGAAAACACCAATGTCGTGATGCTGGATAAACCCCTCAAGCGCGGCGAAACCCTGATTGATTCGGTGACGGTTATCCGTCCCACTGCCGGAGCATTGCGCGGCGTCGGTCTGGCTGACGTGGCTAATGCGCAGGTTGATGCGCTGCTGGTGGTGCTGCCGCGCATCACTTACCCGAGCCTGACAAAAGAAGAGTGCAACGCGCTGGATCTGCCAGACCTTGTGGCGCTGGCGGGCAAGGTGATTGGTTTTTTATCGCCGAATTCGGAACACTGACGTTCCCGCCCCACTTTGGGGTAGATGACCTGATGGCTGACGTGGCGGTGGTCTTTCACTGGCCACCGTCAGAGCTCTATCCGATGAGCCCCGCCGAGCTCGCACAATGGCGCGCAAAGGCAATCGAACGAAGTGGACACGCCAATGAGTAACGTTAAGTTGCAGGTTCTGCTCAAGGCCGTTGACCAGGCAAGTCGCCCGTTTAAATCCATTCAGACAGCGAGTAAGTCGCTGTCCGGGGATATCCGAAATACCCAAAACTCCCTCAAATCCCTGAACGCCCAAGCCGGGCGTATTGAGGGTTTTCGTAAAACGAGCGGTCAGCTTGCCGTTACCGGCCAGTCTCTCAAAAATGCAAAACAGGAAGCCGCCGCGCTGGCTGTCCAGTTTAAAAACACCACCAATCCAACGCGGGCGCAGGCCAAGGCGCTGGAAGATGCCAAGCGTGCCGCGTCTGACCTGCAAATTAAATACAACGGACTGCGGCAATCGGTGCAGCGTCAGCGTCAGGAACTGGCGCAGGCCGGGATTAATACGCGCACGCTGTCAGCCGATGAGCGCCGCCTGCAAACCTCAGTCAGTGAGACCACGGCACAGCTCAACCGTCAGCGTGATGCGCTTGCCCGCGTCAGTGCGCAGCAGGCCAGACTCGGTGCGGTAAAAAAGCGCTATGACTCCGGCAAACAGTTAGCCGTCGGTGCGCGCGGGGCGGGCATGGCTGGCGTCGGTGTGGGTGCCGCCGGGCTGTATGGGGAAGCCCGGTTTATCGCGCCGGGCATTGGTTTTGATAAACAGATGTCAGGCACGCAGGCCATTCTTGGCCTCGATAAGGGCGATGAAAAACTCGGCCAAATTCGTAAGCAGGCGCGTGATATCGGCGCGACAACGGCGTTTTCTCCGGGCGACGTTGCCCGCACGCAGACCACGCTTGCCCGCTCGGGCTATGACGCCGATTCAGTGCTGGCCGCAACGGGATCCACGGTTAACCTGAGCCTTGCGGCGGATGTGGATATCGCCGAAGCCGCCGACATCATCACCAATATGCAATCGGCGTTTAACCTGCCGACCACGGAAATTCAGCGCGTAGCGGACGTGATGACCAAGGGGTTTACCTCGTCAAATACCGGGCTGATTGAGCTTGGCGAGGCGATGAAATATGTGGCGCCCATTGCTGAGGCGGCAGGTGCCAGCATCGAAGACACGACGGCCATGCTCGGCGTGATGGCGGATAACGGGATTAAAGGGTCGATGGCCGGTACAGGAGCAAGCGCTATTTTCAGCCGTCTGCAAGCTCCCGTTGGTCAGGCTCCGGCAGCGCTCAATGAGCTGGGTATTAAAACCCGAGACGCAAAAGGCAACATGCTGCCGGTGGTGGGGATCCTCCAGTCGATTGACCGGTCTTTTAAAAAGAACAAACTCGGCACCGCGCAGCAGGCTGAATACCTGAAAGTTATTTTTGGTGAAGAGGCCATGAAGGGCGCGGTTAAGCTGGTAGCCGCTGCGGGCAACGGCAACCTTGCCGAGAAGCAAGGGGCGATTAAAGACTCTGCCGGCACCACGGAGCGTATCGCCAAAGTCCAGACCGACAACCTCGACGGCGATTTAAAAAACCTCGCCTCGGCATGGGAAGATTTACAGATTGAGGTCTTTGAGAAACAGGATAAGACCCTGCGCCGCCTGACCACCTCGGCCACCGACTGGTTAGGGAAAATCGGGGCATGGACGAAAGCCAATCCAGAGCTGACGAAAACACTTTTTGCTGTGGCCTCCGGTGCGCTGGCCATCATCGGCGTACTGGGCGGAATTGGTCTTATCGCGTGGCCGGTGATAGCGGGCATTAATGCGATTATCGCCGTCGCCGGTACGCTCGGGGTGATATTCAGCACGGCGGGAACGGCCATTGTCACTGCGCTGGGTGCAATAACATGGCCAGTGCTGGCCGTCGGCGCGCTGTTCGTCGCTGCGGCTCTGCTTATCCGTAAATACTGGGAACCTATCAGCGCCTTTTTCTCCGGTGTAGTTGAGGGGTTGGGTGTTGCCTTCGAGCCTATCAAAGAGCTTTTTGCGCCGCTCAAGCCGGTATTTGATGCGCTCGGAGGGAAGTTAAAATCCGCCATTCAATGGTTTAAGGATCTGATTGCGCCAGTGAAAGCTACGCAGGATACGCTGAATAATTTCAAAAATGTGGGTGTAATCGTTGGGCAAGGTATTGCAGATGCGTTTAGCTGGCCATTCAAGTTACTCAACGAACTGCGTAAAGGCATTGACTGGCTGCTTGATAAACTCGGCATCATCAAAAGTGAATCCGCAGATATTGGCAAAATCGCTGACAAAACCGATCAACGCTTAGTCTCTCGGGATGCCAGCTCAGAACCGTACCAGCCGCCGGGCGGTAATTTTGGATTCAGTTACGGCTACGTGCCTGTGTCGGCGGGTGGCGGGCGTTCTTACACCGATAACAGCAAAAACAATTATCAGATTTCCGTCGGTGCCGGTATGGGCGCACAGGATACCAGCCGTCAGGTGATGGATGCGCTGGAAGCCCGTGAACGCCAGCGGCGTGCAGATTTACGCTCACGGCTAGGTTATGACTAAGGAGATATTCGTATGATGTTAACGCTCGGATTATTTGTGTTTCAGCTTCAGACCGTCCCTTATCAGAGCCTGCAACGCAATGTTGATTACCGCTGGCCGTCAAACAGCCGTGTTGGCCAGCGTCCCGCACTGCAATTTCTCGGCGTGAATGAGGAAAAAATCACCCTGTCAGGGGTGCTGATGCCGGAAATCACCGGCGGACGAATGTCACTGCTGGTACTTAACCAGATGGCCGATGAGGGCAAGGCGTGGCCGCTGCTTGAGGGCTCCGGCACCATTTATGGGATGTTCGTTGTAGAAAGCCTCAGTGAAATCCGCAGTGAATTCTTTTCCGATGGCAGCGCGCGAAGCATTGAATTTACGCTAACGCTCACCCGCGTGGATGAGACCCTGACTTCCATGTTTGGTGACTTGCAGGCGCAGGCTGACGGATTGCTGAATAAAGCCAGCTCGGCGGTACAGGGGGTATGGTCATGATAACGGGTATGACACTCGATGCCGGGGCGAAACTGGCACCGGCGTTTATGCTGACGCAGGCGGGTAATGACATCACGAAAGATATCAGCGCCCGTCTGTTATCTCTGACGCTCACGGATAACCGGGGGTTTGAAGCTGACCAGCTCGACATTGAGCTCGATGACAGCGACGGTTTGGTGGAGATGCCTGCGCGCGGCGCGGTGCTCTCCCTGCTCTTGGGCTGGCAGGGTTCGGCGCTGCTGGGTAAGGGGAAATTTACGGTTGATGAAGTTGAACACCGTGGCGCGCCGGATACGCTGACCGTCCGGGCACGCAGTGCTGACTTTCGCGGCACCCTTAACTCACGGCGGGAAATGTCTTACCACGACACCACGCTCGGTCAGGTGGTGGAGCAAATCGCCGCGCGCAATAAGCTGACGGCCAGCGTAGCCCCGCAATTAAACTCCATCAGTATTCCGCACATCGATCAGTCTCAGGAATCTGACGCCAAGTTTTTAACCCGTCTGGCCACGCGCAACGGGGCGGATGTTTCGGTGAAAGCCGGTAAGTTACTTTTTCTGAAAGCGGGAAGCGGCACGACCGCCAGCGGCAAGCCCATACCGACTATGACGATTGAGCGAGCCGACGGTGACCGGCATCAGTTTGCTATTGCTGACCGGGGCGCTTACACCGGCGTCACGGCCAAATGGTTACATACCAAAGATCCTAAGCCGAAAAAGCAAAAGGTTAAAATCCAGCGAAAGCCCAAGTTTAAACAGCTGCGCGCACTGCAACACCCCAAAGCGAAACCGGTTAAAGCCAAGGCGGCGGCTGTCAAAACACCCGAAGCCAAAGAAGGTGAATACATGGCCGGTGAAGCGGATAACGTGTTTGCACTGACCACCATCTATGCCAGCAAAGCGCAGGCCATGCGCGCAGCGGCGGCAAAGTGGGATAAGTTGCAGCGCGGGGTGGCGGAATTCTCCATTAATCTGGCCATCGGGCGCGCGGATTTATATCCTGAAACGCCGGTGCAGGTTAAAGGGTTTAAGCGCGTCATAGACGACCAGTCATGGATTATCGCTAAGGTGGTTCACTCACTCAGTAATAGTGGTTACACGACGTCCTTAGACCTTGAGGTAAGGCTTTCAGATGTGGAGTATCAAAGCAAAGAGGGAGAATGATTTACCTAATTAACTCATTGTTTTATATGTGTTTAGTGGCTAGAATGTGCTGCATATTAAAGCGATTCCTTGAGGTGATGATCATGTTCCATTGTCCAATCTGCAAATATGCGGCGCATACCCGCTCCAGCCGTTACCTGAGTGAGAATACCAAAGAGCGATATAATCAGTGCCAGAACATCAACTGCGGACATACGTTTAAGACGATGGAGTCATTCGACGGCTCAATTATGAAGCCGGGGCATATCAACGCAGTGATGCCTCACCCAACATCAAATGGACAACAAACATTTCTGATGTGATAAAGACACATAAAAGTATCTTTTAGACATGTGGTATATGTGGCTGACTGATGCCTTACCACCAAGGCGTTATCATGCTGGGAATTGCTTCAGTTCACAAAAATAGCTCAATAATGTTAGGATTTCATTGACGTTTTCCCGCCGTGTTGTTACTGTTTTCAGCAGGAGAGATGTGGGTCAGCGTGTGGATTTATCCACCGTCAGGGTGTTCAATTCCCCAACTCCGTAAATTTCACACTTTCTTTGATTTGCTTAATCCCCCTTCTTTGCTCTTCTGTACATACAACATAATTCAAATTTTTTGCTTCAGTTAGTTTTATAATATTGATATTTGTGCAATCTTTAATGTTGCCATTTCTTAGGTCAGTCTTTAAATAGTTCACATTATTAAGATCAGAACCTTTGAGCATGCAAGCTATTAATGAAGATTCACTAAAATCTGAGCCTTCTAACTTACACTTAATAAATTTTACATTTGATAATTTAGCTTTAATACACTTCATGTTTCTGATTTTACAATCAGTAAAGACAACATTCTTCAATGTTGCATTATTTAGTATCAATGCTTGAATGTTACATCCTGTAAAGGTAGCTTCCTCTAAGCGAGAGCTAGTTAGGTCAAGTCCCGAAAGCTCTGAATCAGTAAAATGAATTCTTTTAATTGTTATATGGTCCATCTTCATTCGTAGTGAGTTTATCTTTTTTACATTTTTAGAGTTCAGCTTTCTTATTATTTTCATTTTTTTTATATTCATTTCAATAGATGAGTGTATGGAGTAGTTTTGCAAATCCTCCAATAATTCACCAATTGATTCTTTATTTTGTTTCGATGCTTCAAAATAATATAAGACTACGCCGATGACGAGAAAATCAAGAATGGATGCATTGGCATTTATCAAGAAATCATGCCAAAAATCCATGTTGTATATGCCAAACTTTGATTCGTTAAAGAATATAGAAAATATAACTATACCAATAAGGTATATACCAAAAGTATTAATGGCATATTTCATGTTTTTAACTATAAGACAGAAGTTTTGAAGGCTGGTTTTAATATTATGTAGTATGTTTTGCAT